TGCAATAGGTTTTATTTATAATATGACTGCAATAATAGACGGAAAATCAATTAGTTATATTGGTAAAAAGAATTTTTATGCAGATATTAAAACAAAACTGAGTAAGAAGGCTATGTCAACTGATAAGAGATTAAAGACATATAAAAGAGTAAAGAAAGCTACTTATCAAAATTATTACAGTAGCAATGAAGTACTGAAAAAAGCACACAAAGACAATATAAAAATTAAAAGAGATATACTAATGATATGTACTACTAAATTAGAATTGTCATACCAAGAAACTAAACATCAATTTGTATTAGGAGTACTTGAGTCTGATAAATATTTAAACGGTAATATATTGGGTAAATTTTTTAAGTTTAAATAATAAAAAGTTATGGATAAAAATAGTTTAGAAAAAATAATGTTTGGTTTAATCAGTCATGGTATTAAAAAAGTTGTAATATATTATGAAGGTGGTGGAGATAGTGGAGCAATTGAATATGTTCATGCTACTCAAGATCCAAATATAGGATATTATGATTTAGAAAATTGGGATGATGAACATTCATTAGGTAATATTGATATAGTATTAAGTAATTTAATTGCAGAATACTGTCAAGAAATGTTATTAAATGATATAGAAGACTGGTGGAATAATGAAGGTGGTCGTGGTTATGTTTATATTGATGTAGAACTTGGTACATATACAATTAATAATAGTGTCAGAGTAATTGAGTATGAAGATTATCATCATAAAGGTAATTTAAAAGATAAAAATAAGAAATAATAATTATGGGAGAATTAGAAATGACAAGCCTCTTATTTAAGTTGGCTGATCTTGGTATTACAGGTATTAAAGTACACTATAATGGTGGAGGAGACTCAGGTGCTATAGAATGGATTGGTTATACAAATGAACCTTGTGCAAGTACAGCAGATGTATTTAATAATATTGATGCTTGGGACAATAATAATAATGCTTTAGAAGATAAAGAATTATATAAATTAATTGAAGAGTTTGTACAATCTAAAATTCTTAATGATATAGAAGATTGGTGGAACGATGAAGGTGGTTTTGGTAACTTATGTATACTTGTTTCTTCAGGAGATTATAATATAAACAATTATATAAGAATCATTGAAACTGTAGCTTATCATCATAAAGGTAATTTAATTGATAAAAGTTTAGAATAATGAATAAAAAACAAGAAATAGAAAAAATGGAAATTGATACTGGATATCTTAATTATGAGTTTTCAAAAAAATTAAAAGATTTAGGCTATGACGGAATGAGCCTTATGTTATATATTAAAGATGCTCATGTTGGCTGGTATTCAAAATACATAACAAATGAAATTATTGACAAGTTAGAAAATACAACTGAAGAATCTTGTGTTGCGGCACTTAGACCTTTTGTATTTAATTGGTTTGATAAAAAAACAGATTGGTTAATTTCAATACAACAAGTTGGAAAAACAGAATTTGGATTTACTATTTCTTTTGATGAAGAAAATGTAATAAAAAGTTTTTCCTATTCTAATAGAAAAATAGCTGAAGAAACTTGTTTAAAAGAACTTATTAAAAAATACATTAAATAAAATGAGTCATCCTTTAGAACATTGTAAGTCCTCAGTAAGAAAATGGGGTGGAGAATGGAGTGATTACATTGCAATTCATAATTGGTTTGATGAAACTAAAAAATGGATTGGGCATAGTAAACACAGAATGTTTAGACATCATAGTGAAGGTATATTTGAATGTGAAAAGATATTTGGAATGTCTTTTGTCAACTCAGATGGTAAAACTGTATATACAAGATATGTTGGAGAACAACATGTAAAAGAGGATTGTAATAATTATATCCCAAGTGCTAAAGAATGGGTGGATAATATAAATAAACCCACAGAATGGATGATTAAAACACTTAAAATAGAAGACTGATGAGACAAATAACATTAAAAATTAATTTATTGGAATGGAAATTAATTCCAAAAAAATCAAAAGGAATACATGCTAGTTATGCATGGTTATGTTTAGAACTAAAACTTGATTATAAACCTTAAAAATTGAAGACTAATGGAAAAGATGAATAAAGAAGTAGAAACACAAGTAGTAAACTTGTTAAATCAATTAGAAGTACTAATTTCTAATAATATGGAATATGATGATGAAAACCCAGAAACATGTCAAAAAACTGAAGTTTTAGGGTTATTAAATTATATTGAATCTGAACTTTTAGAAATAAACTAGAATTATGGAAAAGCAATTATTTATAATAGATGGCTATAGAATCTGGGCATTTACATATGAAGATGCATATGCAAATTACTTAGTGATATCAAAATTATAGAAATGGAAAAAGTAGTATTGAATAGAGAAAGTGTTGAAAGTATATATAAAATGTATAATTCTCCTGATAAAGAGAATCATGTTGTTGCAAATGAAATACTAAATAATTGTGATATTAATGCATCTGAAGGATGGTTAATCATATTTTATGGTATGAGTTTAAAAAGTGATGATTATTGGTTAGAAAATATGCCTAATGTTTTTGTTAGAGTCCGTGAATTAGGTATTCAAAGTGATCATAAGTTAAGTGCAGCACAACTTGTTAATGCTTTAATTGTTGCAAAAGTAGAACCTGGGATTATGGATTACTATTTAGAAATTCATGTTGAAGATTTAAAAAGAGCAATGTCAAACTGGGGTTATCCAGTTAATAAATTAAATTACTCAATAACATTAAAAAATGAAGAATAGAGAAGATAGTTTAGCAAAAACCAGTAAAGACTTGATGTTAAAGGAGCCCTATTATGGATTCTTTTTAATCATGTTAAATAAAGTATGGAATAATAAAATAGTTCCTACTGCTGGTGTAAGTAAAAATAATATTAATTATCAACTTACAATTAATGAAGATTTCTGGACAAGTTTATCTGAGGATCATAGGCTAGGCCTTCTCAAGCATGAGTTACTTCACATTGCATTTGGTCATCTTACTATGTATTTTAAGTTTAGTGATAAAAAACTAGCTAATATAGCTATGGATATGGAGATTAATCAGTATATTTCAGATGAATTACTACCAAAAGGTGGTATTAATATAGATGATTATCCTGATTTAAATCTTGATAGAAAAGCAGGTTGTAGATATTATTATGATAAACTACAACAGGCTAAAGAAGATAAAGACAAAAATGGCACAAGTGGTGATGATAATTTTGATAAGTTAGCTGATCAAATGGATGCTGGAGATGAAATGGCCAGTGATCATCTTACTTGGGCTGATTTTGAAGACATGACTGAAGCTGAGCAAAAACTAATTGAGAAACAATTGAATAAGATTCTCAATGATGCTAAGGAGATGACTGAAAAGAAAAGAGGTAATATTCCTGGAGAAATTGAGGGTTTACTTGAAATGGAAGAAATTAAGCCTGCTAAATTTGATTGGAGAGGATATATGAGAAGATTTACTGGTGTGTCATCTAAAGTGTATACTAAAAAGATAAGGAGAAAAGAGAATAAAAGATATTCTGAGAATCCTGGTCTTAAGATTAAAATGAAACAACATATGTTGTTGGCTATTGATACTTCAGGATCAGTATGTGATCAAGAGTTACATGAATTTATGAATGAGATATTACACATCTATAAACAAGGTGTTGATATTACCATAGTACAATGTGACACTGCTATCAAAAGCATAGAACCTTATAAAGGTAAAAATGAAATTGAGATATATGGAAGAGGTGGAACAGAATTTGATCCCGTCCTTGAATATTATAATGAGAATATAAGAAAATATACTAGCTTAGTGTATTTTACTGACGGTGAGTGTTATACTAATGTAAAGCCAAAAGCTCCTATATTGTGGGTGCTGTCTGAGCAATCTTATATGAACACGGAACTTCCCGGAAAAGTTATTAAGTTAGAAATTTAAAAAATTAAAAAAGATGAGTCAAGTTCAATTAAATGTAGAAGAGTTAAAAGGGTTTTTAAAACACATAGTTGGTAATAATCAATACATCCAAGCTGAAGGTAAAGTACCTGTTGCAATAAATGTAGAAGGTGATGCAGGTCTTGGAAAGACTTCAGCTGTTAAGCAATTAGCAATTGAGATGGGTATGAATATTATTAAATTAAATCTTTCACAGATTGAAGAGTTAGGTGATTTAATTGGTTTTCCATTTAAAGAATTTGAGATGGTTAGAGAAGATGGTGCTACTAAATGGGTTCAAGAATCTTTAATGGAAACTTATATTAAGAATAGATATAAACCTACTAATAGTAGTAGAATGTCACATGCTGCTCCAGAATGGATACAAGGGCAAGGTGAAGGTGGTTTCTTGATTTTAGATGATTATACTAGAGCTGATCATAGATTTATGCAAGCAACTATGGAGCTTATTGATCAGCAGGAATATATTTCTTGGAAATTGCCAAAGAACTGGCACATAATATTAACTTCAAATCCAGACAATGGAGATTATAATGTAACTGCATTAGATGTAGCTCAAAAGACTAGATTTATATCAGTTGAAATTAAATTTGATATTAATGTATGGGCTAAGTGGGCTGAGCAAGTAGGAATTGATGGTAGATGTATCAATTTTATGTTGATGAATCCAGAAGTAGTAACTCAAAAAGTTAATCCAAGAGCTATTACTACTTTTTTTAATGCTATTAGTTCTATTGAGAAGTTTGAAGAGCAGTTACCGTTAATTCAAATGATTGGAGAAGGTTCAGTAGGACCTGAATTCTCTAGTATGTTCACTATGTTTATTAATAACAAGATGGATAAAATTATATCTCCAGCTGATATTATGACTAATGTAAATGAAGCATATGTAGTTGGAGCATTAAATGGAGCAATAGGTACTGGAGATGAATTTAGAGCTGATATTAGTAGTATTATTACTACAAGACTTATAAATTATTCATTGACACATGCAGCTAATCATTCTATAAGTGATGCTATGATAAACAGATTAGTAAAACTTACTACAGACTGTGACGCATTCACTAATGATCTTAAATACTATTTAGTGAAAGAGTTATTAGCAGGCAATAAGCCTAAATTTTCTAAGCTAATGATGAATCCACAAGTAGTAAAGATGGCTGTCAAATAGTAAAAGCATAAAACTGTTTCCCATAAAAAGGAGCATAAACACAATTAAAACAAATATAAAGCGGTGTAAAAGCCGCTTTTTTTAAAATTAAATTATATGAAAGAGGCATTATTTATAGAGATGGAGATTGCAAATGGTGATTGGTATGATAATCATGATATAAACTTTTTATCTTTTAGGTTTGATATAGATACTAAAATATGTGATTTTAATAATATATATGATAATAAAATATTTAACACAGTATTAACAGGTTATACACCTACATTAAATGATAAATTATATTTTGCAAAAGGAGTTAATATTCCAAGAGTAAAACTTAAAAATCTTGCAAAAGATTACAAAATTAAATCTACTACTGATTTAGTAAATGCATCAGCAATTTTTATTTCAGAAAATAGTAATTCAAAATACACAACTATGCAATGGACATATACTGTTGATACTGCTGAATTTAAACAATATTTTGAAGATTATTTAGCTCTAAACTTAGGTGATGATTATTATAATCAAAAAGTAATAGATGCATTAGAATTTTATACTGGAGAATTAATTGGAATTTCATATAATACAAGAGCTTTTCTTCAAAATTCACATATTCCATTTAAATTAACATCTGGTACTAGTTATTCTTCTACACATTATATTTTTATACAAAATGAATATCTTGATGCTTATGAAGAAATAAATAATTCAACTATACCAGTATATGATGAATCAGAATTACTAAAACACCTTAATGGAAATGAGGCATTGGGTATTGATGTTGATATGTATGACAGCTTATGTGAAATGTTTAATAGTTCTGATACTGATAATCACACAATGGCTATGGAAATCATGGCTAATTCAAATTTTGAAGACAGTGTGTTGTATCTTAGTTTACTATTTTATTCATACTCTAGTCAAATGCAGCAATGTAGAAGTAAAGGACATGTAAATTTTAAATCATTATTATCTTTAATGACATTACCAAATTCATATTTTAGAATGAATATTGATGATGTTATGGATA